ATATTTATTTACATTTTAGCAAGTTCTACGAGCTTTTCTAACTTCAAGTCATCATCTATATCACTCATCATAATATCTTTCATCTTAGATAAGATTTCAACTTCTGCTGCTTTAACCTCAACACTAAATCCTTTAATCAATCCTGTTTTTAGATAATTATTCCAAACCGTTTCATTATCAATTTTCATGCTAACAAACCAGTCACCGGATTTTATATTTGAAAATCCTAATGCCTTTGCTTTATCCATCTCTGGGTCTTCAACAATCCAACTTTCAAATACATAAACACCATCAATCTCAAACTCATGTTCTAAATTAGTATTATTGGCATTTGAGTTTTTCTTAAAAAACATTTCAGCACATTTTCTAACCGTATCTTTTGAGAAAAAGCCATAATATAAATTACCCATTTCATCTTTTCTTGGTATATTTATATCTGGTCTCATAGCCGGTCCTGTTAAAACTCTTTTTTCATTATCAATAGTTTTAAACTTTAATGTTTGACTATTAAAAAGTAAGAAATCTTCCTCTATAGCAGGCTCACTTACGAGTGATATTCTTTTCAACTCACCCATAACATCATCTACCTCCCATTCAATTAATCTTAGTTTATCTTCCATATTTTAGTATTTATTTTTTATTATCATTATAGATGTTACATGTTTTTAACCAATCTCTGCTCTTTGTTGATATGTGCTTAATCTATTTTGTGTTCCAGTTATATCACTTTCAACAACATAGCTTCTTACAGGTGTTTGTCTACTTCCATAAAGCTGTAATCCACTACCTTCACCACCACTCATAGCCCCGCCACTAATAGTCAAGCTCGGTGGCGTTGGAGCACTACCCGGCATAGCAGGTTCAGCACCACCTCCACCACCTGATGGAGCAGACGGAGCTTCACTACCACTATCACCAGCATCAAACTTAGTAGCGGCAATTTTTTTAATGTTTACTAAACCAGCTGTAACGGCAGCTGCGGCAGCAATAGCACCTAAAGCAGGTCCATAAACTGGTATAGAAGCCATAGACGAGTAAGCACCAACAGCGGCTTTATATGTATCAATTGTAGCCTGAGCAATCTGCACACCTTTTTGAACTTTGAATGCTTTTTCTTGCTGTTTTTTACTTTTTCCAGCAAATAATTCAGCTAAATTACTAACTATACTTAAAGTATTAGAAACGCCTTGTATTAAAGCATCATTTTTTTCTTTTTGTCTCGCTTTCTCCTTATCAGCTGCTTCTTTATTAATTTTATCAATATCATCAGCTTTTTTCTGCTCAGCAGCAACAATTAAATTATCATATTCCGCCTGAGTTATTGTCTTATCATCTAATGCTTTTTGTAAATCAACTAATTCTTGTTGGTAGGCATTCTGTCTTTCAGCAATGGCCCTTTGTTGGTCATCTTTAATATAAGATGCTTTTAAATCCATCGCTGATTTTTCCTTGTTCCATGCTTCTTCTTCAGCGGCTATTGCATCAGCCATAGCTTTATCCTCAGCAGCTTTTTTAGCATCTATTAACTCCTGGTCTTTCTTTTTCTTTTCCTCATTAATTTTTAAAGCATCAGCTGACCTTTCTTTTTCATATAAGTCAATAATTGCTTTCTTTTCACCGGCTAATAACTTTTCATTATTTTTTGTATCTTCAATTAATCTATTATATTTTAAATTGTTTGCTGCAATTTCTTTATCATATCCATCAGTCATTAAAGCCAAGTTTAAATCCTCCATTAATCTTGAAGTATCTAATCTATTTTTCTCATATTCTTTTTGCTTAGCAAGTCTATCTTTATAAGCAGCCGCCGCTTTATCAGAAGCCGTTTTAGCTGCTTCATCATCTTCTTTTTGTTTCTTTTCATTTGCCTTCTTTTTCTCGGCTAAAACATTTGCCTCAAAATCCTTAACATCCTCCTTAGCATCACTATAAGCCAATCTTGATACTCTTGCCTTTTCTTTTAAATCAGCAATTTCTTTTGCATCCATGTCGCCTTTTCTTAAAGCAAGTTTATAAGCATCCTGTGCAGCTTTATAATTCGCGGCAGCTGTTTCTCTCAATAATTGAACTTTCCTTCTCTCTAATTGTTCTGTTGATTTCCCCTCTAATTCTAATCTTTTAATCTTATGGTCTATACCTTGTATTGTCTCCTCATTAGCATTTTTAGTTCTTGCTGCTGCCTTTTCTGATGCGGCTGCTGTTTTCTCCATAGCAGCCGTGGCTTCTCTTTCAGCCTCACTTGTAACACCTAATAAATCAGTTATAGCAGTAACAACACCCTCAAGTATTCCCATTAAAAAGTCAAATGCTTTTCCAACAGCATCTGCTATCTTTTTTAAAACACCTAATTTATCTAAAACTTTAACAATCGCAACAACAAGAAGTGCAATAACTGTTCCTATTAAAAATAGTGGGTTAGTTAAAAGTGCTTTTCCTAAAGTCATAAAGGTAGAGCCTAAATCCTTTACAGATGAAATAGCACCCTTAAAACTTATTCCTTTTGCATTCGCAGCAAAGTTTTTAGCCATATCATTAGCTTTACTAAAATCTAAATTCATTATGGCATCTTTAACACCACCCAAAGATGCAGACATATTTTCAAATCTGTTTCCTTCAAAGTTTTTAGCTAAATCATTCGCATCGCCAATGGCATCTTTTAATTCACCAACCTTTTTAGCAGCTGCCTCAATCTTAGCCGGGTCAATACCTGGCTGGTCAGATAGGTTTTGTAATTCAAGTGTTGCTTCTCTTAATTGAGCTTTTAGTGATTTTGCTGCTTCAGCACCTTTATCTAAATTATTTGCTATATCATCACCACCAGAGGTTTCAATCTTTATTTTAACTGTCTCAGCCATTTAATCCAATTTCTTTTTATATAAATATACTTTTTTCATCTATGTCTTTATGGCACTATTCTTAAAAAGTGATTGCTATCAACCCATACATCACCACTCGTAGATGCGGTTGCCGGTAGTCCAACAATATTCAATCTCATCGTAGCACCATTTGCAATAATATTTATATGTGTTGTATCACTATCAGGTGTCATTTCAATTATTCCACTTGCCATATTTATAATTGTTGATGTTCCTGAACTACTATCAAAGACCTCTTTATATATTTCATTATAGTTTAATGAAATATAAGCTTGGTCACTTGCTGTTGTAAGTAATTGTTTCCAGTAAGTTCCACCATTTGCACCACTTGGGTCTAAGTTAAATATATCTTGCCTTGATGTTCCAATAGCATTTGATGTGATATAACCTTGTCCACTTTGATTTTCTAAAACAAATGTGGCTGTATTTACTAAAGTTGAGTTATCATATGCTAATAAACTCATATAATTCGGCATACTTAATAATCTACTATAATTTGATGTAGAACCATCACCAGCTTCTAATGAGACAGAGCTATCTTGTATAAAAACAATCCCAGCATTTCCATTTGTTCCATTAGTAACAGAGCTTTTAATATATTCTGAACCACTTGCACCTCTCCACAAAGTTTCAATTGTTTTATAGTTATCATTTATAATTTGAACCTTAGCAGCTGGCAGAGTGCTTTCTGTATAATAGGCTGGTGGTGTCCAAACGGTAGATGCCGTTCCAATAGTCACAGAGCCAGTATCGACATTAACGGCGAAATTATTTCCAACATAAACAACTCCACTTTGTGTAGCTGTTACACCACTCGCACCAATTAAAACGGTATTTGCAGCTTCTACCACATTATTATTTCCAGCTAACACAACAGAATTATCACCAATAACGGTGTTACTATTACCAACAAGAAGTTGAGCATCACCAGAAGTAACATTATTATCACCAAATATACCAAAATTGAATAGTGAAATGGCATTTCCTTTAACGGATACTCCACCACCAGAGTTGTTACTACCAACAACAACTCCACCACCAGTTGTATTGCCATTTCCACCAATGACTATATTATCATATTTAGATGCTGCAAAAGTTGGCCTAACGGATATAACCTTTGTCGACTTTTTAGCCTCCCAGGTTATACCATCAACAACTTTAATCAACTCTACTTTTGTAACACCATTCATTAATGGCTTATAATCAACTATTTTATTAATATAATAGTAGCTATCTAAAACAAAAATCTTTGTGTAGAAGTTGTCTTTAATATACCTTATATCATATTCATCTAAATAAAAGTAGCTTGTAATTAATCTACCTGTTTCAATCTGTCTCACATAGTCGCTCCAATAGATGTTAAACATATTATTAGATGTTATGTAACTCCAATCATTATAGAAATAGTATTTGTTATTATCAAAGTTTATATCAATTTCTGGATTAATCGGGTCATCAAAATGACCAGCATATGGATATTGTGTAAAACTCTCAGTAGAGCCAGTTGCACCTGTAACCGGGTCAGTATAAGTCCATATCCATCCACTACAATCTCTTAGACCACCCCAGTAGAAAATCCTTGGTTGAACTTTCGGTTGCTCAGGATTAATTCCAGGCACTATGGCATTAAAAGGTGTTTTAACAAGTGGAGTTGGTGAAAATGAGCTTTCAATTCTTTCCTCACCTTTAACAAAGTCATTATCAAAATAGTATTTATATTGGCCATAAACATCGCCTGTAACATCTGTATAATCTTTATTGTATAAATCTGTATCAGCTTTATAACTCCATATCATCAGCCTACTTTGTAAGTCAGATAGTAATTCAATTTCATCAGGTGATGAATAATCTTTTTTAGAAGTCCAATCAACTACCTCACCCCTTTGATAAAAGTCAGGTCTTGTATCAAATATAAGTTGCTTCGGATTTTCAGGATTTACTTGAATGTATAAGTTATACCTTCTAATCAAATCTGTTAATAAATCCTTTTGTTTAATTTTGTCTGGCAAATATCTTGCTAACTCAATATAATCATTTTGCTGTAACTCTGTAATTGCAACGTGGTTTCGTATCCAGTTACCACCACTAATTGAAGTGTGTTTTATATAAGCATCTGTAAATGTTGCTATTCCACTTGGTGCCGTCCAATAACAATTTGTTAGTTTTAAACCTTTCCATAGTAATCTAACTTCAGCACCTTGTGGTAGGTCAATTTGTTCTGTCTGTCTATTGACGATTATATGTTTAGATGCCGTTCCATTAGTCGGAATTGTGGCATTTGTATATTCTGCGCCATAACTATAAACATCCCAGTTTACCCATGGAGATGAGTTATTAAATCTATATTGTAGTATATGGTCAAACTTCAATGAAACGGTGGCACCGGCAGTTATCGCAAGTGGATAGCCAACTGTTGTATTAGCAATTTGAAAATAGTAACTTAGATTATATGCTATATCATATTTTCCTGTTTTTTTAACATCCCAATAATAAAGTGACTGGTTCCAATTATTTTCACTTCCATCAAAAAAATCACCATCACCTTGTGGAGATGCACCATTTTCTATACCAAAGCTAAAAGTAAAACCAGTTGTGGTCATAAATGTTCCAGCCGGTGCTGAACCAGTTGCTGAAAACGGAATAACATAATTAGAGCCAAAATAAGACGGAAAAACTCCTAATTTATAAGTCATATCCTGTGATGAACTTAATCCAACATAAAAGCTTCTCGCTTGTTGCTCAGCATCAGTTATTTTCGGCCTACCATCTGTAACATATGATAGGACTTCATGATTAAATTGGTCATTAGTTGCTAATGAGCCAGTCCAACCAAATCCAGCCTCTCTAATCATCTGGTCTAAAATAGTTCTATAAAATATAGCAGGATAGAAGTATTCAGGTTTATATGTATTCGGAGACGAGTGCAGACCAAACATAGGATAAACATATCCATCTACATAAGTATTGTTCCAACTCTCTTTTATATTTGCAGCAGAAAAAGTGTGTCCAAATTCAGACATATCAAGAAGATTAATTGTCTTTTCGCCAATAACAGACATCAAATCAACTGCATTATTAAAAACAACTACCTCATAATTGACCATATTTCCTTGTTGGTCACTATTATTTAGCTTTGTTATTTTTCTTAATTGTAAAAATCCATCTATAACAGTTTCTGTATTAACAAGAAGTTTAGCTGCTGTTTTTTTATTCGGATTAAACATTGTAAAGTCAGCATTAACATCAAATAAATTACCAAACCAATAGTTATTCTTTTTTGTTCCTGGCAAAATTATGGTTTTAGAATAAGCAGCATTTCTTTTAGAAATATCTTTTATATCAGCTATACTATATTGTAAAGCTATATCTACCTCTTGGTTCATATCTAACTCAGCAGTTGCTGGGTCATTAATAAATAGTTGGATAAAATTATTCATTATATCTTATTTAATTCTTTTTTATATACTTCATGCGCCTCTTCAGCTGTATTATAAGAACCTAAATGTATCTTTTTACCATTTATTCTTATAGCTGATTGAAACCTACCTTTATGTTCGTAAGAACCAGATAATCCTGTATTTGACTTTCTATTCTTTGTTGTATTAAGCCTTTGACTTACATATTGTAAATTTGATAAACTATTATTTGTTCTGTCTCCATCTATATGGTCTATGACATTCCTTTTATCACTTTTAATTCCATAAAAAGCCATAAACATAAGTTGATGCACGCTAAACATTTTTCTTTGCTTATTTTTATATAAATTAACAACATAATATCCACATCCATTTATTGAAGGCTTCATTATTTTATTTTTTTTATTAAATATAATACCATTTTCATTAATGCTATACTCTTCGTATCCTGGTATACTTTTCATATTATTTTATTTTTTTATCAGCCCCTTTGTGAACTTGACTTCTGTGATAATTCAAATGTTAAGACATAGTTTATCAATTGGTCATTTATGACTTGTTTTCTTTCTATTGATTGAACCGTTATATTCACCGCCAAAATAGTCCCATCAGGTTTAGTCCAATAAGCCTCTGGGCTTTCAAATAGTTCCATAAGATAGTCACTTGTGCTTTGATTAACCCAATCACTATTCAAAGTAAATTGTTGTGTTACAACCGTATCTAATGACTTTCTACCTCTATCCCAAGTATTATACTTCCAATTCTGTGTGGCAGGAGCATAACTTCCATAAAATTGCTGATAATCTGTCCTTGATATATTTCTGGTTTCTCTATTAACTAAGTTAAATGTATATGGTATAAATGAACCCATTTTATCCATAAATATAATCTCCATTTTATCATATTTGCTACATTTATCAGTAATTGTGAAGATTTTACTTGCGACTGTTTTAGCACCCGTGTTATCTTCACACCAAACTTCAATAGTTTTAGTTGAATTATTAATCCAACCTAAGTTATAAAGGTCTTTCGGACTTCCATTAACCTGCATAAATCTCCTTTGTGTTAATGACGTAGATGAAAACAAATATGGATTTGTAACAGAATAAGTTCCTAAATTAGTTTTTATTTTAAGATATTTTATCTCATTTATGGCATTTTGATAAGTATTCAAAAATAAATGACTATTTATATCAATTTCATAACCACTCGGAGCATTTGTAAAAAACTTTCCATTTGTAGTTGTATTTGCATCCCAATCATCATAGTTCCAATTAATAAATCCTAAATAATCTACAACACCATTAAAAATATATTTAGTCGGAAAAACACTTGCTGTTGAGCTCTGTGTTGGTGTAGAATAAATAGTTAATGTTCCAGATGCTGTCGTTGTTAGTTGGTAGTCTGCAAATGTGATATATCCAGGATTAACCGGACTGCTTGAAACCCAATAATTATCAGTTCTAACTATCCACCTGCTTCCACTTTGTGTAACCGCTGTTACATAGTGAGCTCCATTATATTCTGGATGTGCATATCCAACATTTTGAGAAACATATATATAATCTCCTGTATTAAAGTAAGGTCTTACTCCACCTGTTGGTCCAATAAATCCAACATATGCAGTCGCACCAACTAATTGGTAGATATTATCACTAAAATCCCACTCTTCTCTAAACTCATCATAAAATGTAACTGAATAGCTGGCAAATGATTGTGTTGCTATATTCCAACCAGTAGCTCCTGGCATAAAATCAAATGAAACTCTATTTTCAAGGTGTTTGTGTAAATCAACTATAATATATCCTTCTGGATTTACAGGTGTTTTCATTCTTGTAACCATTTCACCTCTACAATAAACATCTGTTACTAATTGATAGTTTAATCTATTTTGTAATGATGAAGTTGCTACTATTATAACTGGATTATAAGTCGGCATCAATTCCTGAGGCACGCTTCTTAAAGTTAAACTCATATACTTTTATATCTTTACCAATAAATATAGTTTATAAATAAAATGTCTTTAACCTACTTTTAAATCCTGCTCTAATGTAAATGCTATTCCTTTAGCTGTTAAAACTTCTATACTTTTGATAAAATCTATATGTGATGTTAATTCAGCTGTTAAAAACCAAGGATATTTAATTTTAGATGTTCCTGTATCTAAGTATTGGTAGTATTTCACCACTTCAATATCTATAACCAACTCATTATTAACAACTTTTATAACTGGTTTAATTTTATTCCTTAAATCACCTGTATTTTGATTTAATGTTCTACTTGGTCCTTTTGCTCCCTTAACGGTTGTTCCACCCCTTTTAGTATCTATTATTCTTTGTAATAGGGCCTTTACCTCTCTATCACATTTTCTAATAGCGGATGGTGGGTATTTAATCTTCTTTGCCATTATATACTTCCTCCTTCACTATATCTATAGTCCATCAAGACATCCCAAACAGCAGCTCCAACAGACGGGTTTTTTCCTACTTCCCATCTATAAGTCGCTCCACCAACTCTGGTCTCACCATCTGTATCACAAACACCACCACTTCCTGTTCTAAAACTCTCAAAATCATTTTCAGTAACACCATAATATGTGTAAACAGAACCATCTTGAAACTTAACAACTAAATCACCAGTTCTATCATCCCACTTAAACTTCCAAACATTAGAACTTTTTATAGTATTATTTCTTGTTCTGGTATTTCCATTTATAATCTTAAACTTTTGCATTCTAATCTGTGATATTTCACTCATAGTTTGCTCATCCCATTTAGCATAACAAATAGCGGCTGCTTGTGATGGGTCTTTTCCAGCATTTATCTCAATTCCAATGCATCTACCCATAAAGTCGTCTTTACTTTCACCTTTCTTCTTATTTATCGGCATAATTAAATCTTTTTTTGTCTTATCCTTGTGATATGTGTTATATTCCAAAATCTATTAAACTTCTTACCAATAGTTTTCGGCAATCCAGCAATAACTTCACTATTATTATCTATATGTCTTTCAATACCTAATTCTCTAACCTTTTCAATCTTTGCTTTATTTGAGCCAGTAGCAAAAACTCTACTCGATGGTATTCCTAATTCACCAGCAATTTTCATCATACCTTCTTTATCACTTCTGGCGGATATAATATAAAGCTCATTTCCTCTTTCAATTTCTCTTTTTGCAAGGTCCTGTCCTCTTTTTGTGTTTAAGGTATCATCAAAGTCCCACGAAATTTTCATACTAACATATTTTTTTCATATTCCAATCTTGCTTGGATTGCTTCTTCTTTTGTATTGAATATACCTATATACTTTTTCTTTCCATTAATTCCTATTTGTGCTGTATATTTGCCAGTTTGTTTATGTAGTGAATATAGTTTAGCTTTGTCAATTCTATCACTATTCATATTGTTTGTATATCTATCAACATTTCTAAGATTTTCAATTCTATTGTCGCACTTATCTCTGTTTATGTGGTCTATTATATTAGGTATCTCATTATAAGTAATAAACCAGGCAAATCTATGTGCTCTTGTATTGTTAAGAAGAGTAACATACCCTTGCTTATTTTTTCTTTTACAAACATTTCCTTTTTGTCCATAGATAAAACCTGTAACTGGGTCATATTTATAACCTCTTTTTATCAAATCATTAAACTTATCTAACTCCGTCATATTATATTTTTTCTTTTATATATAAAATTATAATGTTCCCCTTAGTCAAAGTCAAAACTAATTTTCATCTTTTCTATCTTTCTTTTTAATATATCTTTTTCTTTTATATTCTCTTTGATATAAATTCCACTCTTCTCTATTTTTCTTTTTCCATTCCTTAGAGCGAGCATCCATTATCTCTTTGTTCATTTCATAGTAAGTTTTTCCTTCATTTTCCATTTTAATAATATATTTTTTATAGTATATAAGTTATATCATAACCTGGTCCAACTAATAAAGGTCCAGTCCAATTATTTAAAGTCACACCAAGGTCAGTTGTATATACACCACTTCCATTTGTATATGCTAAAGCAAATCCATAATCTGGGCTCCAACTGGTATATGTAAGCCAACCAGAAATAGTATTAACCACTGTCCAATTAACTCCATCATTAGATGTATAAATATCAGTAACATTACCAGAACTTCTATAAATCGGACACATCAAGACACCATTTACTGGGTCATAGGCTAACGAAACTGGGTTTCCAGTAGCTGTTCTTAAACCTATTGCACTATAATCCCAATTCACACCATCACTTGAATAAATAGAACCAGTATAACTTGTTCCCAAACCATCTTGGAACCAAGCCATTCCAACAAATAATCCCATACTTTCAGCCCAAACAATTCTAATTGCCTGGCTTTCAAGTATAAAATCTTGATTTGTAACAGTCCAATTAATCCCATCAGGAGATGTTAAAACATATGTTGGGTTAATCATATATTGTGTTGGATTAACTATTATACTAAACAATCCTAATGTCTCACTCCAAGCACCAGAAAAATAATTCGATGGTCCTAAAACTGGGTGTGTTGCCGCATTAAAAGTAACACCACCATCTGTTGAATATTTTATCTGTTTAGTCAAAGCATCTATAACAATTAAAGTATCTATACTATCCGCATATACTGGCGGAAATGGATATAAAACGGGGTCGCCAACCTCAACCCAATTTAATCCACCATCATCACTAACCAAATCATTATAACCTTCCCTTGTTGTTAAATATATCCTATTTCTACTCGGCATAAAAACAAATCTATTTTCCTCTTGTATTGGTAATACATCAACCGTAGTCCAATCCACTAAATTATCACTCACATAAACATAACCACCTGGGTCGCAATAAACAAATCTATTAAAACCTGGTTCTGGTGTAGGTGGTATAGGTGGCACTAAATCATCAGTAATCGGTGATAAACAAGGGTCTGTTATTTTAGCTCTTAAAACGATTTGAGCCATATGACCATTAACATCTCCTGTATCTTCATGAAAAAATGGCTCAACAGATATATCATCAATTAAAGTAACATCACTAAAAAGTCCTAAACTATCCTCACTTATGGCATTCACCATATCAACTAAAATTGTAAAAGTATCTGATGATATATCTAATCCATTATTTGAGTTTTCACCATATGCCATATAAACATTCTCCTGGTTGTTTACTTTATCACCAACTCTTAAAATAAAATTATATTCTAATGCTCTATATTTATTTATATCTGTAAATCTTATATTATGAGAAACATCATTTTGTATCCAAAGATAAGGATAGTATTTTATATCATCTATAATGTCATAAAGTGGCCCAGAGCCAAATGCATTTACCCTTGGGTCAGCATTTGCTAATTGATTAAATCTGTTCACTAAATTTGCAATTGTAATTGCCATATTCTTTTTACTTTTTTTGTATTTGTTCCATATACTGGTCTCTTTGATAAAACAAACTTAGCCAGTTTAAACAATCTATATAATTCATTTCATATACCTTATCAGGCGTCAGGTTCAATTCATCAACTAATTTTTTAACCATCAAGTGCCATTGCCACTTTCTATAATCAAACTCTGCTGTTACCGGACCACTGGATTTTTCATCCTCATTTATAGACCTTCTTTTTCCAAAGTAACCTTCAAAGCTCCAAAATATCCCCTCACGCCAATTTAAAAAAAACTTTTCAATTTTATAACATCAGTAACCATCATTTTTCTTTTAAATAACTCCTTTACCTCATTATAGCTATCTGCATCAAAATCACCAGGTATTTTTTTTATATCATCACCATCACCTTTTAATTTTTTAACCCTTCTAACTAATATCGGTAGTATATTTGCTAATATCGTTGCCTCATTGCTTTCTTTAATCATCAACTCTAAACTAACACTATCACCCATCGTCAAACTATCTAAATTTTTAACTGGCATATACTCAACACCATCAAATTCCCATATTTCTTTTTCAGAGCTTTTAACTTCCTCATTAACCCACTCAGTTGCCTTAGCCAAATCCTCAAATCCTTTTCTGGTCATTCTACTTAAACTATCAATAGGTGCCCCAGTAAGGACACTAAACATATCAATAGTATATTGCACCTCACTTTTATATTCTGGTAGTAAAGTAGCCATCTTGGTTATTTCCTCAAACAAACCAACATTAACTTCGTCCCAACTTTCGGGCATTTTATATTCTTTTCCTTCTAATTCTATTGTAATCATACTCCCTTATTATTTTTTTATTAAATATATTTTATACACCCTTTGTCTTATTCTCTTCCCACCAGAGTTTAAGCCTTCTAAACATAGCTCTAACTGATGGGTCGCAAGTCATACAATATTTAGCACCCGGGTCCATATATCTTTGTATCAAAGATTGAGCAGAGTGTTTATCTAAAGCAGTAGCACTTGTCAAGTTGTAAAGTCGTTCAAACTCTATTTTATCTACTTCATTAATCATATCCACTTATCACTTTTTTTTATCTTTACTATTTTAAAGTAATCCTTAACATCAAACCTGTTACAAACATAAGCCACAACTCTACCACCATCACCACCACTTCCATTTCTCCAAAAAAGGTCAGGTCTTTCTCTAAGTAGATTTCTTAGTTTTTCACATTTTATTATATATATTAATTCCCACTCTGGATAAAAATATATAAAATAATCAGCTTTTGTAACCATTATGCCACTATCTTTACCACTACAACTAACTTCAATAAACATATTGTTAGTTACACGATTAAACTTTTCCCATCTATCAGTTTTTATTTCTAATGTGGTTTCAATTCCAATCTTTTCTACTTTTATATCCCACCAATTATCTTTTCTCCTTTCTAAAACTTTATATCCTTTTTTGATTAGAAACTCGGCTACTAAATCTTCACCAAGCTCTCCATCGCTAAGGTCGCGTCTAAATTTTACACTATTCATAAATCAATTTATTTTTTTTACTATTGGTATGAAGCGAGTGGTTATAAAACCATTCTACGCGTGTTAGATACGCCTGCCATGTAGAATTCAGCTCGCTTCATAGTAGGGAAATAATAAAAACCTACCCAATAGTATATTATAATTCTGTATCACTAAAAAACTTATATTCAATCTTTTTTAAATAGTGTATAGTTATAGCTATAACACAAGCTAAAAATAAACTACCTGATGCCACTAAACTAAACCACATACTAAAACATTTGCTACAAGACAGGAGATAAACAAGAAGTGTTTTAATGACTTGTAGTGGTTTATTTTTAATTGTGATAATAGTGTCTATCAATTCACCAATAAAGTTTGCCAAATCACTTAAAACATAGCAAATAGTCAATAGTTTTAATCCTAATATAATCATATTCTTAATCCTTTATTTTTTTAAGCCAATGCTTTATTTTTTCTATACTTCTTTGATGTGATATAGCAATTGTATTTCTACTTATGCCTATTTTCTTTTCACCATCTAAAGGTGTTATAGTAAGTTTTTTTTCAATCTTTCTATAAGAAGACATTTCTTTTTCACAAGTTACGTCTTTTAAATCACCAATCCACCTATCATATCTATCCCATTTATAATATAGTTTGAATAGCTCCTTATCAACCAAGCTGAGTTTGTTATCAACAATCCATCTAATCTTTTCTAATGTCTCTAAATTATTAAGTTCGTCTTCATCAGGAGGAGTGCCTACTAAATCTTCAATAATTGGCAGGTCACCTCCCATTTCCTTACGCCATTTTTTATAAAATGGACTTGTGTTTGAATGATATTGTTTTTTAAGTATATTAACACACATATAAATTAAGTAACTATTATTATACGCTGCTCTTATTCTGGTCTCGCTCATCTCAACTAAAATTAAAAATAATTCAGCTTTTAAATCTTCTCTTAACAATCTACCATTTTTTGAATTAGTTATTTTCCAAATAATATCATCAAGTAAGGGGTCGACATATAGATTTGTTAGTATATCATTTTTACTCAGCATTAGATACTTTAAGTTTTATATTAAATGAATTAAGCCATAGGTTTCTAAAGTTAAGTAGATTTGCAGCACACTCATAGTCAGTTTCAATTTCATACATTTTAATGAGCTCATTAAAAATATCCACGACAACACCATATACTTGTTTAAGAACTCCACCTTCCATAGATAAGTCATTTAAATAAAGTATATCGCTTCTTAACATAACCCAAGTCACATCTAACTCTCTTTGCTTGAAAATCCTTTTTCTGCTCATTTTTTTAAGCTGACCAAATATAATCTCTAATTGTGTAAATAATCTTACTTGTATCTCTGGCTCTGTCTCCAGTTCGTCTAATGCATAAACATCAAATGCATAAGTGGCTACTATATCATTCCACTTTTTTTCATAACTTTTTTCCATATTTAAAAAGGTAGTTTTTTAGCTCCACCTATAACAAATGGAGTTTTATTCATATTCCTCTTTCCTAATTTCATCATAAATAAATAGCGTGTGGCATCTATCGCGTGATTAAAAGCATCTATTGGTTTATTTGTTTTCAAACCACTTGTATCTTTAATCCATTGATAGTTCTGTAATTCTTCAATTAGATTTGCACTTCTACTCGTTACTTTAAATGTGTATTCTTGCATAATAGATATACCCCAAACAATGCTATCAGGTCCTTTTGTGACTGCGGCTATTCTCCATCCATAGTTTTTTAATTCCTTAATTGATTTCGGGTCAGCGCTATCAGCCCATATCTCAGTAGATTTACTTATATTCAAGTCAGTAAGAATACTATTAATATGACTATTTAACATACCAGTTTGATAAAGGAGTTCATCTAAATAGTAAACACCATCAGCTCTCCAAACGGCAATAGCAGCAGTTGGGTCATTAGTAAAACCAAAGTCAAGTCCAATTCCTATTAGCTCTGCTTCCTCAGGTATATAATCTATTTTAGACCAATTGCTAAATATAACTCCTTCTAATGAGCCTACTTCACCATCAATATAAACCTTACACCAATTAGCCCAGTATTCGCTTGTTAATGATTTCTGTCTATTGATTTCAAATTGTTCTATTGTTGATTGTGATAAGGCTTCATTATCTGTGTAACGGAGAATAATCTTTTCGGCATCAGGTTCATTTGAGACCTCTGTTATTGCCCAAAATTGCCTGTCTGGATTATAATCTAAGTATATTTCTTTATGTGTTCTAATAGATAATTGTTGATAAGCTTCATAACTAACATGGTTGCACTCATTAATATAAAGTATATCCCTACGTGCTCCTTTTAGTTTATCAGGTGCATCGGCTGAGAAAAACTCTATATAACTTCCATTAGCAAAATTGTAGGTTAAACTTGTTTTGTTAAAATGGTCTTCATAGTATCTTTCAGTTGATTTCATTATATTTACAAAGTCCCTGATAGCACCTCTACGAAGGTGAGGCATACTTTCAGAAACAACAGAGACAGATAGATTTGCTTCTCTGGCACATTTATCTATAAGTATCGTTAAAATAGCATAAGTCTTACCAGATGATGAACCACCTTGTATTATCTTTTTTCGTTTTTCTATTCTTCTTATTTTGTCTATCGCAGTGGTATAAATCAAGGTTAGTCTTCATTTTTTTCATCCTCGTCTCTTTTTAGAGGTAGGAGTAGTGGTTGTTCTACCTTAACATTAGCGTTTATATTTAATTCTTCTGTATATCCTCTTTTTCTCGCTTTATATCTCATATAAAAGAATATACTCTTTTCACTTCCAGACCTTATATTCCTAAATAATTGACCTTCAACATAGTCTAATGTTACTTCATCTATCTCATCAACTCGTTTTTTAAAGTCCTCATCTTCTTTACACCATCTATAAAAAGTATCACGACTAATGCCAGCATCTTTGCAGGCAGGTGATACAATACCTAAATGGTTTTCAAGTGCTTGAAGGACTACTTCTTTTAAGTTTTCTTTTAGTGGTTTCATATTTCGTATTTTTTATTTACTATTTCTGACGATATAGCTAATTTAACTTTTTGATAGTCTTCTGGTGTAAAAAAGTGTAACTCCTCACCAAGAACTATCGGCATCGTTCTGCCTTCTTCTACTGCCCTATTCCAATTATCAATTGGCACTATAAATGTATCATCACCAATTGTTATATTAACTACTGCAACAATCTCATCTATTACTTCTTCTTTTTTCTTTTTCATACTATTATATATATTTTTTCGTCAATTGTCAGTAGTGTCTTTTGTAGTAGTGTCTTTTATATAGCTCACTATATCAAATCCAATTGATTTTCTATTTAATTTATCTGCCACTATACAAGTAGTTCCAACACCAACAAATGGGTCTAAGACCATATCTCCTTCATCAGAGGTTAATAATATACAATTCTCTACTAATTTCTCAGGAAATGTTGCTGGGTGTATTTTGCTTCTACTTGGTGTAATGTTCCAAATATCTTTAATCGTATCTAATCTTTCTCTATAAACCTTCGGTGTTTTTCTGGTTTTAGTCATCCAAAATACATATTCATAAGTAGGTAGTAAAAATGTATTGAATATAGATGGTGATTGATTTCTATTCCATATTATTGTCTGATATAGATTTAATTTTGATTTAGTAATCCAATCGTGAGGTATATGTTCTTTACAATCAACTCTTCTGTTTTTGTGGTTATAAAATAATGAACCATCAATTTTTAATACTCTATAACATTCATTTAAGATTTCTATTTGCCATTTTTGATAATCAGTTTCATCCATATTGTCATTAAAATCTTTATACTTTATCTTTCTGTGGTTAAACTTTGATAAACCATATTTGTTATAAGGAGGTGATGTTATAATTGTTTGTATCGAATTGTCTGGTATTTCTTTTAGACCTTCCAACACATCTATATTTTTAATCATATTCCTAATTCTTTTAGTTTTTTATTTCTCTCGTTTTGTAAGATAACCTTTTCAATCTTTTTAGATGTCCACTCCATAACCTCTTTGCCAAATATCACAAATTCTTTATCTTTAATTGTTAATAAGTATCTTGGTGTTTTACCTGTTGGTGATAACATTTCAATGTCATAAGAATAACCACCTTCTTTAATAAATCTTTCTAATCTGTTCATATATCCTTTTTATTTTTTGTTTTCTGACACTTCTTTTTAAATCATTGTAATGAAATGAGTATCTTCCATCTTTATCCTGTATTATAAGAAATAATTCACCACCTAATAATGATTTTATACTACTATTCATCTTAACTCACCTTTTAATTTTAAATGGTCTCTTTCATCAGCATACCATCTTGCAACCTTATAAAACATAGTTATAACACTTTTTTCCATGTCCATGTTATAGTTTGATAGGTGAGGTAGGTTTAATTGTGTCGGAAATACTCTATCATAGATGTCAATCAATCTCCAAACATCAACACCATCACAATAATAATGCTTGTCTTTGATATAATAGACAAACTTACTAACAGCTTCATATAATTCTTTTTTATTCTCTTTTCTATTAAGTGATTTATAATTTTCTCTTTTACAATCCTTACACCTGCCAGATATAAACTTTCCACATTTATGAAACTCTTCAAACTTATTTTTCCATTTGCTACATCTATTGCATTTTCTAAAATCACCATTTTCTTCGGTTTTTTTTCTTACTCTTGGTTCTCCTTTGCTTTTTCTCCAAGCTGAATATCTTGTAGAGCATTGTGTTGAACAGGTCATTTTATCAACTCTTATTGCTTCAAATGGCTCTTCACACCATTTACATTGTCTAATCTCTTTCATTTAATACGTTTTCTATGATTTTATGTCTTTTGACTTTTAAAACCTCAGCATCTATTGCATCTACACACTCGTCCCATCTTTGAATTATCTTTCCTTCTTTTAAGATATAATTCTCGTCACCTATTCTAACATAGAATATATTAGTTTTATTTATATTAGATGTTTCTCTCCAATAATGGTATATTGATTTGCCACGTTTAGTAATAACTAATCTTTTAACTTCTAAATCTGTCTCGATGTCGAAGTTAGACATCCATTCTCCAATTTTTCCCACTTCATAATCTTTATTTTTATATATATTAAAATATATTATCTTCCTATTTCTTTTTATCTAATTCACTCATAAACTCATCTCCTAATTTATCTATAAGTTTTTTTTGATTTATAATATATTTTAAACCTTCAGCAGCTGCTTCAATAGATTTTGCTCTTTCTGTTAGAGATATAATCATTTCATTAATATCTTCTATTTCATAACTTACATAATAACCTTTTGATGTTGATATGATAGGTAGTGTTGAATTACATCTCATGTGATTAATCATCTTTCTTAGCATAGCACCATTGACATATCTAATATCAACTCCTACTAATTTTATTTTATCGACTGATTTATTTAATTCGGTGATTAATTCATCACTTAATTTTAATTTAGTTTCGCTTGTTTTTAAAAGAGCTCTTTCTAAATAAGGTAATAGTAGTTTCTCATCTACTGTTAATGCTCTTAATTGTGCTTTTCTGTTTGTTCTCATAATCCTTTTTTTATTTTTTTAGCTTATAGCTTACTTACGATGTTTATTTTAACACCATTTCTTAATTGGTCAAGTTGTCTTAAATCACTTAACCATTTTATATCTTTTCTAAACTCTTCTGGTGATATATCTTTAAAAATATACTTGCTTCTAAGGTTGTTTAATTCAACTCTCCAAGCAGTTTCGTTCCAACCTTTTTCATTTAGATAGTCAATATAGGCTATCACTTTTTGTTTCATTTCATCTTTCATAATCCGTTTTGTTTTTTTTATATATATTATATATTATAATAAAAACATTGTTTTTTTCAGAACCTTTGTTTTTTGCAAAATTTCGAGGGTAGTAAAAAAAACTTTTTATTTTTTTTTAATAAAATGTATATTAACCACTAAATCATAATCATAATAAACAAAAAAGAGGATGTTTTTTAAATATCCTCTTTTTTTTATTTTCTATTTCTTATTAATTAATTGGTGATAATAAAAATGAAATTCTATCGACATTTTCATCATCTAAGTTCAAGTCAAAA